AAACTCGGCATCCGATGTGATCTGCGGAATACGCCCCGTTGCAGCCCCTGCGGGCGGCGGCGGCAAATCTGATTTACCTTTAGCGGTGTCTTCTATGGTAGCAGCTACGCCACCAAGCCCGTAATCGCGCGAAATCTTGGTTAGGTTTCGCAATGCTGTTTCAAACGATTGACCGTAAGGATCGCTCAATGCATCCAGAGCGGCCTGAAGTTCGAAATTAGAGTTTAGTTCTTGAGAGGATTTGCCCGTTGCCGCTTTGATGTCGTTAATCAAGTTCATTCGCAAACTTTGGATGTAATCACGTTCAGTTTGCGCTTTTGTGCCCAACGCGCGGCCCGCAGTTGTGCCCAATGCCGCGCCAGTGCGCGCAATAACATTTTCCAGACCGGGGGCTTCAGTAGACACGATAGCCCCCTCCTGCTTAAGTTTGTTGTAGGACATCAACATTTCGGACAGGGTGTCGTCAATTTTGCTGCGGGCTTTATCAGTCTTGATTTGAGGTGCTTCAGCCGCCGCGGCTTTGCGCGCGTCTTCGGCTTGCGCCAACTTTAACATTTCCGCTTGATATGGCGTCATCTGCGGCGGCTGATTTGCGGCCGCAGCCTCCCGCGCTGCATTGGCGCGCGACACTTCCAACTGGCCAAACTGAATTTCAGCGTTCTTGGCGCGCTGCATGGCCTCCAGCGCTTGCTGCCCCACAGGGCTAGCCGACAGCGAGCCGATCAGCGCGGCGCGAACCTGCTCAGGAGACTGGCCCTCCAACGCCTGCACATAAGGCAGGAGCCCCTCCTGCATCTCTAACGGCACCAAGTTAAGCGCGCCGGTCATATCACCCGTCTCAATCCCGTAGGTGTAGGCAGGAAGCAGCGCCTCAATCACGGCCTTTTCTTCGGCTGCCGCAGTCTTCTCCTGCTGGAGGACCGCGCGGTCTTCCATCGCCAGCGCGTCTTCGCGCCGCTGACGTTCAATCTTGTACATGTTCTCCATGCCCGCCGTGCGCGTCTGCATCATGGCGTTCACGTCCGGCAACTGCGGGGCGGCCATCTGGTTGCCAGAGAGGATGATGTTCGGGTTGATAGGCATGGCAGACGCTCCTTACGCGCGCTGGCCGGGCGAGGCAAAGCCCATGGCGCTATTTGTAGGCGTGATGGCGCGGAGATAGTTCTGGTACGGTTGCGCCGCCTGATACTGGCCGTAGGCGCCCGCAGCGTCTGATGCCAATCCAGAAATGCTGCCCAGCGTGTTCGTAAACGCGTTAGCTTGTCCCATGATGCCCGCCGACTGAATATTGCCAAGCGCGGTCATGCCCTCACCGACGTTGGCTGCCTGCCCAGCAGCCGCAGCCTGCCCAACGCCCGTCAGATAACGGTACGGGTCCATGCGCGCCTCGCGCTCAGTCAGATACCGCTGGAAAGCGTTCTGGTATTCCTGGCTGGCTGCATCCTGCCCGAACCGGGTGATGTCCTTGAGCGTTCCGCCTGACTGTAGCAGTCCTCGTGCCGACGCAGACCGCTCCAGAGCCTTGAGGCCCTCGGACATGCGGAACTGGTAGCCGGGATCGGCTTGGAACTGGTCCATGCTGAACGACTGATACGGCGCAAGGTTTTGGTACTGCGTCATGGCGTTTTTACCCGCCTCAACGTAAGGCCGCGCAAGTTCCATCTGCGCTTCAAGGGCTTGTTTCTGGGCTTTGGTCTGTGCCTTGGAGGCATCTTTGACCGCCTTGGCTTGCGACCTGCCGCCGATTATGGACGCGCCTGCGCCGACAACCGCCGCCCCTGCAATTGCTGCTACTGGTCCCGGCATCAGGAAAACTCCTTCAGATATTCGTGAAGCGTCTCGCCATAGAGGTGCATCACCGTCATGGCCTTACCCATAGCAGTTGCGTGACCCTTCGTCAAAAGGACAACCAGCAGGATCAGATCGTAATAGCCAGCCCGCCAGACGAACGACCGGGCGTCAGCCCGCCCCTGCCGTTCGGCGTCGTCCGACGCCTGCCACTTGAGCACCAACGTTGCCAGCCCGGACTGAAGCGCGGCAGCGTTGGCGAGGTAGAACGGGTTGGCGGGCATGGTGACCAGCGAGGCCCAGATGGCGCCGTTCAAGTCATCACGGCTGACAGGGTCGCCGTCAGCCACGTCGTCCAGCATCTGGATCATGCGCCACACGTCCAGAAGCCACTCGACCGCTGCGGGAGGCAGATCAAGCGTTTGAAAGTGAACCGCCAGCGATTGCCCCGCAGCGTCCATTACGTCACCTCGCGGCCGGACACGCGGATGTTGATGGCTGACGCCGTTCCAGCGATGGTCGAGATGAACCCGCTGATGGCCAGCACATGCCCGACCAGTTCGGGAAAAGTGTACGTTTCGGACGGCTGCAATGTCTTGGTCTTGACGATCAAGTTGCTATTGCCTGCCGTATCAGCCGCTGTCACCAAGTTGACGCTGATTGTCGCCGCCGCCGCCGAATAGTTGGTCGCCGTGAACTTGTCGATGATAGCTGTAACCCCTACCGCCGTGTACTGCGTGGTCTGGGTGTTTTCGGCTGTTTTGGCCGGGACAAGAACTTTAACCGTTACGGTCATGTTGCACCTCTGGAACTGATGTTGTCGGTAACCGTCAGTATGATTGACGGAATGGCAGGATGGACAGCGGTCGCTGGGTCACTAAACAACGACGCCGCCGTATCGGACACTTCCCACATAAGCTCAAAATAATCGCCTGCGTTCATGTCAAGCAAGAAGTTCCACGCTGCGACCGCTTCGGCGTTGTTGCCTTGGAGACGCAACGTCGTGGCTGAATTTGCCACATCCGTACCGTTCTTGCGCAGCCAAACCCAGACGTTATGCGTGCCGCCCGCTGTGTTAACAAACTGTGCTGAGAACTGGATGTTGTAGACGTTGTGCGTGTCCACGTACACCCGCGACGTTGGCGTCCCGATATACACGCCTTGGGTAATGTCGGTCGAGTTGAACGTCATGGCGTAAGCAGTGTTGATTGCCGCTGCTGTCTGGTCGGTCGTGTCGTAGAACGATCCATACCGCAGTCGAGGCAACTGCGGCGTGTAGGCGGGGGCTACTTCCAGCGCCTGAATGCTGGATTGCAGATGGGTTGGGTCAAACGCCGCCTGCTGCGACGCTTCCAGCGCCTGAATGCTGGATTGCAGATTGGTTGGATCAAACGCCGCCTGCTGCGACGCTTCCAGCGCCTGCAACGCCGTGAGGATCGGCCCCAGATCGGACGGCAGGATACCTGACGAGATCTGCGCTGCCGACAGAATAGCGTTAAGATCTATTGCTTCGGCGGGCGGTCCTTTTTGGACGTCATCTAAAGAAACAAGGCTGTTGCCCGTCTGGTTAAACAGGCTGAGTAAGAACAAGTACCATTCGCGCGCAATCAGCCCAGTTTCCGGGTTTGTCAGCGGCACGCGCGGCGGGGTAATATTGGTGTTGTTAGGCATTGGTGCCGCTTATCTGCAACTCGGCACCCATAATAGCAATCTTGACTGGGTCGGTGCCGCTAACCTCGTACACGCGGTCGCGGATTTTTTCAGTCATGCCAAGGCGGCGCCAGATCGTGCGGTAGCCGTACTGGCCGATCTTGCCCATTGAACGCCAGTGCTCGTTCGACCAAGTATGGCCGCCGTCGTCAGACCAACGCAGCATGACTTCTGGATCGTATCCTGGCGCGGCAGTATACGCAGTTGTCGTCAAGTACATCGGCGGAACAAACGGAATAGGATAGTCTGGCGTATCGACTAAGGTTTCAAATTCGTCGCCAGCTTCTGTAGTGAGCGTATCTCCGCTTTCCGTCACAATGTCGTTTTGTACATATTCAGCAATAAGAAGGTCGCCGTTCTCCGCGGCCAGATCTTCGGCATCATACGCCGGGTATTGTTCCAACCCGATGCCCGTTTCGCAATCAAGCTGCAATGCGTGCTGCGCCGTGCGTCGCAACGTGTTTTCGCCAGTTGGCAGCGCCCGCCACGACCGCAGCCAACGCTGCGTTCCGCCGTTATAGGCGTATGTGTTTTGGTCAACAGTGTAGATATTGCCGTTTTCATAGTCGCCCAGCAGGTTTTTGCCGTTGAAAAAAACCTGCGTTTGTCCGAGATACCGCGTCCAGCTATCATCCCAACCCGCACGTTCATGCCATGCGCCGGTCGCGGCGTCATAAACCCATGTCTTTCCAACAGACGGAAACACAAGCACATAGAATGAATGGCCATCCTGCTGGTATGTGTACCCGATGGCGTTCGACAGATCGCCATACTGTTGAATTTGCCATTCGACAGCGTGCGTAGAAACGCGCTGACCTTGGTAACCATTGGCCACATAGACAATGCCTTGGCCGCGCGGATCTTTACCCAACCAGTAAATTTGGTTGTTCATCTTGGCAACGCTGTAGCGCGCAGCGCAGCCCAGTTCGTTAAACGCACCTTGAATGCGGGCCAACGGAAAGTCTGGTAACCCGGCGTTATACCAGACTTCGGTCGAGCTGTTGCCAAACAACCAGACTTCGCGATGGTCTACAATCATGCTGACGATGTTGTCAGGATCGCCTTCAGCACTAGCAAAATCCAACGGGTCAATGCTGGTGCCGTCCAATAAGGCGGTCACCCACATACGCTGGCTGTTTGGCTGAATGAAAACAAAGTAGCCGTCAAGATAGTCAACGACCGAAGCACCAGGGAAGTCCTGATCGGCGATCTGCCCAAAGACGCCGGTAAGGGTGTTGTAGATGTAACCCTTTGGGCTGGCCGCAATCATGATCTGCGTGCCGTTATCGGCCATGCTGACCAGCCCCGTGCCATCAACAGTGCCTTTGGCTGTTGCAACCCAAGCACTGTTCACTTGGTAGAAGGTATTTGCCGACACGACATAGAGATAGCCGTTGTGCTCCCAAAGCCCGCGAATTGGGCCGCTGCCGACAACAGTTTGCAGCACCAAGCCGGGGCACCGTTGAAGAAACGCAGGTTGTTTACCGCCTTCCGGCACAACTTCAGGAAACAAGTTCACCATGCGGCTGTCCGCAGCGTTTACGCTGCGGGCCGTGTATGCTGAACCAAGAATCGGCGTTTGCATGGTTTAGGCCACCGTCGCCCCGCGCACGCCGATAACCGCCCAACCCTGCGTGAAATACTGCAAGGTCACGCAGTCGCCTACGTTGGTGAATGTAATGGTACTGTAGCCTACACGGGTTGTAGGGGTCAGAATGCCCGTATCGGCGCCTGCCGCTTCCGCTACATAAGCCACAACCTTGATTTCGCCGACCGTACCATTTGCCAGCGTCAAAGCATTGCCTGTAGCCGTGGACGTGAACGCAGTGCTGAAGCTGGTGACATCGACCGCGCCGGGACCAGTCAATGACTGAACATTGCCGATTATCGTGCCGTTAATTGTCTGGTCGCCCGTAAACGTCTGCGCCGCGTCCGTCCGCGCAATGCTGGCGCTGGTAGACGGGAACGTCATCGTTGTGCTGTCCGTGCCCTCAAGTGTCAGCGAGTTATTGGTTGTCAGCGTCTTGCCGTCCGTGCCCGCAAGTGTCAGCGAGTTATTGGCCGTCAGTGTCTTGCCGTTGGCAATGGTCAGCGTGGCGCTCGTTGCGGGCGCGGTAATAGCAACCTTGTTGATGGATGTAGCTGTTGCAACGCCAAGCGTTGGCGTCACTAGCGTCGGGCTGGTGGATAATACTACCGTGCCTGTGCCTGTTGATGTAGTAGAGCCCGTTCCGCCGCGCGCAACAGTCAGTGTGCCTGTCGTACCTGCGACAATCGGCAATCCTGTAGCACTGGCAAGCGACGAGGTGCTGAACAAAAGCGCGTTGGTCAGCTTTTTAGTAACGCCGCCTTGAACAATCGGTATTTCATCCGCAGCAGTAGCTGTGGTAGCAACAGGAAGTTGAGAGATGGCAACGTTAGACATAATTTACCTCAGTAATTTCCTGCGAAAATGTTGAACCGTTGGCGGGTTGCGACGATGCTGTAGGGCATCGACATGATGTCGTCGGGGTTGTTGATGCGCTTCAAGTTGCGCTTTGAAGTCATGGCGATGCGCTGCACCTGCCGCGATGGCTCAACACCAAACTCAGGCGCCAGTTCACAAGCCAGATTGTAACGGAAGCAGCGCAGGTAACCTGGCGGAAACGCAAGGTCGGTCGCCAGATTGGCAGGCTGGGTCAGTTCCTCAACCGAAACAATGTGGAACTCCAGCACCTTGGTCGGCACCGGGTAGACGTACATTTCAACGTCGGGGTATGTCATGTTGACCCACATCACCTGCGGGTAAGTGCTGGTGACGGTCTTGACGGCGATGCCGTTGTACTGCTGCTGATTGATCAGCTTGAGGCCATAGGAAATGCCACTAGCCGGATCGCGGAAATATGTGCTGTCGTCGATAGCGATAGGCCGGTTAGCGACAATATCGCCGGTCGGCCCGAACGTGCGCGACCGTTGACCCGGTGGCCAAGTAACGACCTGATCCTGAGTAGAGAACACGGCGAGGCGCTCGGTGTTCCACGACTGGATCATCTGGTTCATGGCGGCAAGCGCGTCCTGCGCCGTCTCGGAAGACGACGTTTCGCCTTCGGCCAACTGACCGATAAGCCGCAAGGATCCGTTTATGATGTCGCCAGCCGTCGTCATGTCATTCGTCCTGCGTTAGGCGGGGTCGCCCGCGGCGCCGGGGTTCAAGCATGACATTACTCGGTTCCGGCGTATCATTCAACTGTTCGTCCGGGTCAAACCGCACCCAACCGTGACTTTCGTCATACTGCGCTTCCATCTCCATGGTGGCAATCTTGACGCCGTGCTTGGGGTGACGAAGATAAATCATGTTCCCTCCAGAAGAAGCGGGCGGCCGGAGCCGCCCGCAAGGTTACGAAGCCACCAGCGGAACGGAGAACCAGTCCGTAGTGTCATAAGCGACAAAAAAGCACGCCGTTTTGGCGGCCATGCTAAACGCAGTAGACCCGGCGACGCCGTTAATTTGGGCGGAACCCGGAGCGTACACTTTGAGCGCGGCGTTAGCTGTGTCGTCGTTCTTGATGGCGATAACGCGACCAGCCGTAGGGGCTGGAAGGACGACACCCTTGGTGGCGTCAGCGGCCGTGACCCAACTGAATGACGCCGTCAGAGCCGTTGCATCAGCGCGGGTAGAACCGGCTGCGGCGGGCTTGGCGACATCAAGGTTGAGCGAGGACACAACCGCGCCAGAGAGAGTGCCGCCGGAAATGGCGGCGCCAGTGATCGTGGTGCCCGAAACCAGTTCGGGATCGGCGTAAGCAACGCCCACAGGCTTTGTATTCGGCATAGTAGTCTCCTTGATGAGTTAAGGCCCCCGCCGAAGCGGGGGCCTTGTTGCTTACGAGATGGCGTAGAGAGCCCAAGAGTTGTCGCCCAGACGACGGGCGCGGAAGGCGCGAACCGTGCCTGCCGTGGCCGCAACGGTCATCAGCCCCTGCGAACCGCTTGAACCAATCGTCCAGCCGGTGTTGGTCGTCACGGTGATGACGCCAGAGCCGGTGACATTGATAACGCGGAAGTCGAAGATCGTACCGACCTTGGAGTTGGTCAGCAGCGCATCAAGGTCCGAGGCCAAAGGCAGCGTGTACGCTGCCGTGGTCGTCGGAGAACCAAGGATGATGCCGTTGGTGATCTGAGCCGCAGTCAGCGTCGCGCTGTCAACGGCAGTTGTGGGGGCCGCAGCAACGGAAACCTTAAGCTCGTTAAGGTTGCCGTCGTTAAACTGATAGCCGCCGCCTACAGAGGGAAGTGCCATGTGAGTATCTCCTATCTTTACCTGTTAGCCCCAGATGCGCGCGGCCATCTGCGGACGGATGGTCGAGAAGCCGTACAGCACGTCGATACGGCACGGCAGGCGGTCATTGTTGATGTCGTACTGGCGCACAATTCGCATCGAGATGCCGTTGTGAACCTGGCGGGAAGCCATATCCACACCGCTCGGCATGAGAAGGTCAGCCGTGGCGAAGGAGATAGCATCCTTGTGGTACACAAGGTTCTGCGGGTACTGGGTCGAAGCCGCGCCGATGAAGGTGACGGCCTTGCCGGTGATCGTCAGGGTGTTGACGGTCGCCAGAGCGTTGGACGGCGAGTAGAGCGCCGGGGACACAGCAAGCGTTACCGCGCCGCCAGACGTCGATGTGTTGGCGGCAGTCACGACGAACTGCTGAAGCGAACCCGTGCTTTCGCGGGTCTGCGGGTTGACGGAGAAGCAGTCAGCCACCGTGAACACGTCACCAACGGTGAAGGTCAGGGCGTTGCCAGCAGACGCGAGCGTGATGGTCGAAGCGCCTTCCGTAGCGTTGCCGTTGACGGTCGCGCCCGTGGCAGTACGCGAACCAGTCGTGTGCTGCTTGATGGACTGCGACATGTTGATCTCCTCGTAGCCGAGGACACCCTCACCCATCATGCCGTTCTTGAACTGGCGGGAGATCGTGTCAACGGGGTTGAAAAGACCCTTCATACCTTCAACCAGACCCGCGTTGGCCGCCGGGTTCACCGTGGCGTAGCGGCTCGGCATCATGGCAGCGTACTCGTTCAGCTTCTGCTGGGCCTGAAGCAGGACAAGCGAAGTGGCCGGGGTCGTGCCGGGGGTGCCGACGGTCGAGAAGATGCCCTTGTAGGCGCTG